TGAAGTGCGTGCCGCGTCACAGTCATGTGACTCAGCCCAAAGCTTAAACTCCCTTTGAGTGTTTGTCTCCCATGCCTCTGCTTCTTCTTCACTAATGCCCAAAACATCTTCATCAATGTCACATGATTGCATGAGTCCCGCACCTACTACATTTGTAGCAGACGTATCTAACACCCCATGGGCGATGGGTGCATTTCTGTACAGGTCACGGCTTCTATTTCTAAGTGTTGGAAGGTCTTTTAAGTCTGTAGTATCTGCATCTCCATCCGTACTGTTCCAACCTTTTCCAAAAGTACGTTTTTTGGATGCTCCATTGTACCCACCGCCTAAAAGACTCATAGTATGTCTGGCATACGCTCTTTTTAGTGCCTTTTGTGGTGCAAATACGCTAATGGCTTTATCTAAAGTATTTAATTTAAAAGGTGTTTTAGGCATAGTTGTACTTCACCGTTTTTACATTTATACCACTTTTGCGTGGGTTTGTAGGGTCTGCGATGTCAAGTTGTTTTTTCCAGTAGTCACGACCTTTTCGTATTTCTAAAAGGTCTGCACGTTGTAGTTTCTTGTCTCCTATGGAGTAAGACTGATTTTTAATAGCAGCTTTTTCAGCTTTGATATATTCATCATACATCGTCTGAGCTGTTTCCAAATCATAAGCCATAGATACTCCAAAAGTTTATTTTTTGCAGTATGACAATTTTTCATTTTTAAAAATAGGCAGAAAACTTGCCTATCTTTTTTTTAAAAATTATGGTATAGGGGATAAAATATCTTCTTTAAAGTCAGGATAATAGTCTTCCAATTCTTTAATAGTCTCATCCAATAAAAGAGGGTTTGACAGTAGCATATCAAGGGCACACTGCGTTGTTATGTCATGCTTTTCCTCTACCCATGAAAGCACCTGACGGCTTCTGTTTTTTAATGTTATTTTTTTTCTGATAGGTTCAGATTTACAGTTCCAAAAATTTTTTACACCCATTTTATATCCCTTTATTTATCATTCTTCTACGTCTTCTTAGAGGTTTCCCTTCGACAATACTTCCTAAAATCTGACCTCGAAGCTTCAGCACCTCTAAATCAACGCTTGCAAGATGCAAAGCGATGTAGCTGTAGTTCCTCACGTCAAAAGCTTCGTTTCTGTTTCGTGTTTTTACCCATACGCCACTCTTTAACTTCTTTTCAGAAGTGAGTTGTTTAAAATACTCTTCTGCATAAATGTCGCTATTTGGAAAGTGCATATACCCAGCTCCTCCCTCTGTAGTCATAATGTGTGATGAGATGATATTTTTACCTTCATTTACACCAACTGTATATAAAAGTGCTCCTTTTGTCTTTTTTGTCCTGGATGCCACACGTGGTATGAGTGGAGAAGAGACTGTATTAGATCCTTTTATCGCATACACCCGTCTGTTAAATCTTGTTTTACAAAACTCATACACTTTTGTAGCCCGATACCCAGTATCTATGGCTGTAGAGTAAATTCTCATATTTGCACCATTTTCATGTGTCAAATTTTTCAATAGATACTCATCTAAGACATTCCATACATCAGGCTTAGAAGTGTCTCCATGGAATATTTTATAATCAATACTCCAACTCTCTTCACTATCTCCCCAGCCTACAACTTCTATTTCTAGTCTGTCTTTTTGTACATCCACCCCAGCTGTCACAACTAAAACACCCATAGGCACCTGTGCTGCATAGTCTTCTAATCTGTCACTGCCTTGTATCTCTACTTTTTCATAATCTTCTTCCCAAGTAAGAGCTAATACCTCATTTCTAAAAGCTTTCATTTTTGCTTTACTTTTCGTAGCAGATAAAAACTCCTTCACTATGTCAGACCATGTGACGTTTGGAGAGTCTGATAGCATCGCCCACATCCTAAACGATGCTACCCCCTTAAATGGTTTAGAGGCTACCCACTCACCACCTTCATCCATCTCTCTCTTGTGATGGTCATATATTTTACCTCTGCACGACACACACTCAAAGTGTGCAGTCTCAGGGTAATGTTTTATTGTTTTCCCATTTTCATCTATATCTTTATCCCACAGCATATCTTCAAACTCAAATACTTGTTTATACCCACAATGCACGCAGGGTAAGTGCCTAAGTCTCATATCTCCCTGCTGATACCAATAGTTCACTACAGAAATACTGTCTTCCATCTCTTTTTCAGGGTCATACTCCCCACCTATGGGCTTTCCCCCAAGTATATTTTTTCTATACACAAAGTCAGAAGTACGACGCATCATCTGCGTGATAGTATCTCCTGCCTTGCCAGCTTCTTTTTTCCATGTATCTATCTCATCACCCATGGCCACACGTGCAGTACGTCTATTCAAATTCCTATCAGACTCAGCACCCAACATTTCTATAAACCCATTTGGGTAGCGTTTTTTAATGGTTTTTTCTCTTTTTTGCCTACCACGCACACTAGGAGTCTCTACGAGTTTAGAGATGATAGGATTATCTCTAAGCATAGGCTCAAATTCATCTTCAGCATATCCTTTTGCTTCGTCATCTGTAGGCTGATAATCAAGTATGACACATGGTTGTTGATGTATAAAATATGCTTTGACTCCATTTCCCATCTTTGTAAACCCTACACGGGTAGGCTTCTGCAAAACAACGGTTTTAGACTCAAAGTCAGTCATGCTGTCTATAATCTCTTTTTGCCAAGGTATCGTTTTCCATTTGCCAGGACGTGCAGAACTCTCAGGAGATAGATAAAAATATTTATCCATCCATTCACTACCACTTAAGTGTGGTTTTGGCTTTAAAATGCTTTGTATATATCTAGCTATTTCTACTTGCTGGCTAGACAGAGACATTTTGTACATCCACTTTAAGCTGATTTGCTCTGTCTAAAAGCCATTGTATTACTTCATCTGGTGTATTTGGATATTGTGATTTCAAATTAAATGCTAAGTCATCAAGACCTTGATTTAGTGGTCCTATCATAAGCTCAACGGTTGCCTTAAAATCATCAACATACATTAACCTTTTTTCTTTCACCTTTCTGTCTAGCTCGTAGTTTAACCCTTGTTGCATCACCTTAAAAGTGTTCCACTCACTAGCAGGGGCATCCATATCTGGTCTAGTAGAGTTTTCTTCATCGCTGCTAATATCTTTTAGCTTAGATACTGTACGCTGCAACTCCTCTGAATGTTTTTTCCTCTCATCATCAGTCATTGTCGCTAGAGAATTTTTAGGTATTACCATCTCATCAAATACCCCAGCATCACGTTTTTTGCTATGCACCTGACGCTGAGGCTCACGCGTAGGGTCTTTTATACTTTCTAAAGCAGCACTAACTTCAACATATTTAAAAAACTTTTTCGTACTACTCGGCTTATGATGAAATGGTATTTTACCTTGTGAAACAAGTTGAGAAAAATATGCTTTTTTTATGACTACCCCATCCTTCCCAAGTTGAGACATGCACTGAGTAGCAGTAACCAAATCAATCAAAATAGCATCCTATACAAAAGTTAAGTAAACTTTTACAATCATAAAAGTTAAGTAAGTTTGAAAGCTCACAAATAGCGACACATCGCGGTTCACACTACCCGTATTTGGAATATATCGCTGGAAGAACCTATTTAATTTTTTCATTATATCCACCCCATGTCTTTGTTTTTTTTGAGTACCCAGTCCATAGCATCTTGTAAATGTTTAGATGATTTTGTATCTTGTAATTTATGTACAGTCTCTTCAAAATTGTCTAATCTTTTTTTGTATTTTGGTCTCTTTACAATTCTTAAAATAGATATTGGTCTATCATGGTCAGGCATACGTGCGTACACACCTGCATGTAAGTGTGATCTTTCATAGGTACCTATAACAAAGTATCTCTCTTTTGTTTTACGTTTTCTTTTTTTACTTCGTTTTGTTTCATTTCCACTGTAACCACTCTTGTAGGTGACTCTTAATTGAGCTATCATCTTGACATAAGTACTAGGTCTTATGTTTACCCCAGGTGGAGGAGTAAGTATCTCATCACTACTCATAAAGCCATTGTATATAAGTGCTTTCTCTAATCCTTTTCTGTCCCTGTCTCCACCGAAGAAGTGATGTTTAAGTGTTCTATATTGCCAGGAGTCTTCCTTTATGTACACAGTCGAAATCAATTTACGTTTAGATGCTTTCTTTACACGTACGGGGGATAGAAGTTTCTTTTTATTTATACTTAGTTCTGCAGGTATTCTTTTTTCTACATCTTTCTTAATATCAAAAGACCAGTTATTTAAGTAGGTTTCTGCAATGTAGGGGATGTCTCTATCTCTTAACCCATCAATGTCCTTGACAAGTTCTTTTATACTCCGTACTTCTGGCATCACACATCCTCTCTCATAATCTCTAACTCACCACTAGAAAGTTTTTCTATTATTCTCTCAGAAGTCAGAGAATACTTATTACCCTTACTATCTGTAAATATCTTAGTCTTACTGTCATACAATCCATATACAAAGTCTTGATCTATTTTTATATGCATTCTAATTTTCATATAATCTAAATAAACCATATCGGATATAAATTTGTAAGCCCCTACTCTTTTATCTTCATCTTGACTGTATGCATGTAAAGCTATGAGTAATTGATTAGGAGTTGCATTTTCCACAGACATATAAGCTTCTATAGCTTTTTTTCTTTCGCCAGTATATTTACTGTTATTAATTCTATAAATAAAAAAGAAGTCTTCTGCAATTTTTTTGCGAAGCGTATTATTAATATTATATATTAATATATCTTTGCTCGATTTCATTTGCTCGATTTGCTCGGCTTCACTTATCAAAACATCGTCTACACCATCAACACTTGCTATTATTTTGCTCGATTTCATTTGCTCGATTTGCTCGGTTTGATTTTTGACATAACTCTTGTGATCACTTCTTTTAAGTGCCCTCGCCGCTTCAAACAAGTCCAACTCTTTATCAAAATCTTTTATCCACTCATGTGCCGTACTAGG